AACGGGTCGTCAACAGGTATGAACAATTTTATCTACAGCTATCTTGACTCGCTTTTAACCTACGGCGAAGCAGTCGGCGAGATGATACCGTATGCAGACGGCAGCGGAATATGCGCACTCTACAACGCAAGCCTTGATGACGTTGAAATCAGGGCGGATAAATCTCCGCTTGACTTGGTGGTGTGCTGTAACAGTTCGGGCGAGCCAGCCCCTGTTAAGAACAGACAGCTTGTGCTTGCAACCCTGCTCAATCCAAAGCCGGGTACGGTTCACGGAACGTCAATTTTAAGCGGACTTCCGTTTGTAAGCTCAATTCTGCTCAGAATTTTCAAGTCGATTAAGACAAACTGGGAGAGAGTCGGTGACGTGCGCTTTGCGGTTACATATAATCCGGACTCAAACAGCACTTTCAGCGAGGACAGCGCAAGACAGATTGCCGACGAGTGGAAAAAGGCAATGCGAAGCGACAGTGTGTGCGACTTTGTGTCGGTGGGCGACGTCAGTGTAAAGGTAATAGGTGCGGAAAGCCAGATGCCCGACTGCGAAATTCCCGTAAGGAGCATACTCGAGCAGATACTTGCAAAGCTCGGCATACCGCCGTTTCTGCTCGGACTTTCGTGGTCGAGCACAGAGAGAATGAGCGAACAGCAGGCAGACATTCTTACAAGCGAGCTTGAATATTACAGGGCGGTTGTGGAGCCTGTAATTTCCAAGATAGTCACAATGCATTTAAGACTTTGCGGATTTAATTGCGGATTTGAAATTGAGTGGGACGACATCAATCTTCAGGATACTCTTGAGCTTTCGCAGGCAAGGTACAACAATGCACGTGCAAGGCAGATTGAAATGAGTAACGAAACGGAGGTAATTGATGAGTAAAAAAGGACTTAAAAAGGAGGCTGTCATCGGCTCGGTTCAGGACAGCGAGCAGAACACCGTTACCGACGAGGAGCTTGCGCTGATTAACAAGTACACTCGCAGACAGCTTTCAAAGGACGAGGTCTATGTTTTTTCCGTCGTGCTCTGCGACAACGACATTGACCGTGACGGCGAACGCTTTACCGTTGAATCACTGTTTGCGCTTGAAAAGCTCTTTGTCGGCAAGACGGGAATTTTTGACCACAATCCTACGGCAAAAAATCAGACGGCAAGAATTTTTGCCTGTTCTGTTGAAGCCGTTGACGGCAGAAAAACAGCAACGGGAGATGATTATTTCAGGCTCAAGGCAAGGGCATATCTGCCCGTCAGCGATAAAAACAGCGACATCATTCTTGCGCTTGACAGCGGAATTATTAAGGAGGTCAGCGTAGGCTGTGCGGTTGAGGAGGTTTTGTGCAGTATCTGCGGAGAAAGATCAGACACCTGCCCTCACAAAAAGGGAGAAATTTACGGCTCAAAAGTATGCTGCGGCGAGCTTATTAACCCGTACGACGCCTACGAATGGAGCTTTGTTGCCGTGCCGTCGCAAAAGGCGGCGGGCGTTACAAAGTCGGCTTATAAAAAAGGAGAAAAAATAGATATGGAAAGTATTTTAAAAAAGCTTGAAACAGGCAGTGCGAGCCTGTCGGGGGATGAAAGCAGAAAGCTTTTGTCATACATTGACACGCTCAAGCAGTCGGCAAAGGACGGAGTTTTTTACCGTGACAGCCTTACAAACGACGTGCTGAGATTGTCGGCATCGGTTCAGCCCGAAATTTCAAGAGAAACAATGGAGAGCGTTGCAAAGACAATGACAGTGGCGCAGCTCAAGGAATTCAAGACAGCCTTTGAGAAAAAGAAAAACGAAATGCTGACTGCTGTTCCGCAGCTTTACAGCGAAAAAAATAAAAACAACACCGTTTCAAACGGTCAGTTCAGAATTTAACGGAGGTAAATAATATGAATGTAAACTTTAACGGCTACGGCGAAAACGTGGCAACCTTTATTGCAGACAGTGCACTTACGGAAACAGGCGTGCCTGTAAAAATCAGCGCAGACGGTACGGTGGCAAAATGCGCCTCGGGCGACTTGTTCTGCGGAATCTGCCTGGGAGTTCGTGATGGCTACGCAACCGTTCAGCTTTCGGGTTATGCAAGAGTAAATACGTCTGCAAAGCTTGCGCTCGGTTATACGAAAGTTGCGGCAGGAGCAAGTGGAAAAGTAGCCGCAAGTGACAGCGGCAGAGCGTTGCTTGTAGTTGACTCAACCACAACTGAAGCAGGAATTATTCTTTAATTTAAGGAGGAAAATATAATGGCAAATTTTGAAAATATTACAATCGAAAAAGGTATGTATCAGGGCAAGGGCAGTCTTACCGACGTGCTTGAAAAGCTTGACCCGTCGGAAAACTACGAGGGCACTTCGCTTGAGGGGCTTGATGCATTTTCACGTCAGTTAAAGCGTTTTGACATCAGGGTAAGCGGCAAGGGCAGCGACTGCGTTGAAAAGTTCTTCCAGACTTCAAATTCAGCGGCTCTTTTCCCCGAATACGTGAGCAGAGCAGTAAGACAGGGTATGGAGCGTGCGGACATTCTCCCGAACCTTGTTGCAACGGTTACGGACATTGACGGTATGGACTACCGCAGTATTGTGTCTGCACCGACAGAAGACGACAAAACTCTTAAGATTGTCGGCGAGGGCGCAACAATTCCGCAGACTGTTGTCAAGACAAGAGAAAATCTTGTTAAGCTCCACAAGAGAGGCAGAATGCTTGTAGCGTCCTACGAGGCGTTAAGATTCCAGCGCCTTGACCTCTTTACGGTAACACTTAACCAGATTGGCGCATATATTGCAAGAGCACAGCTCAAGGACGCAATCGACGTTCTTTTAAACGGCGACGGCAACTCAAATGCGGCTCAGGTTATCAGCGCAGGTACAAGCGGAAGTGTTGAATACAGCGACATTTTAAAGCTCTGGTCGTCACTTTCGCCCTATGAACTCAACACAATCCTTGCGCCCACTGCCGAAATGCAGAAAATTCTTGCACTTCCTCAGATGCAGGACTCAAACGCAGGACTTGACTTTCAGGGCACAGGCAAGATGATTACACCGCTTGGTGCAACACTTCTTCACGCCCCCGAAATGACCGACGGAAAAATCATTGGTCTTGACAAGAACTGCGCTCTCGAAATGGTGCAGGCAGGCGGCGTTATGACCGACTACGACAAGCTCATTGACCGTCAGCTTGAACGTGCGGCTATCACCTGTACGGCAGGCTTTTCAAAAATCTTTACCGAATCGGCAAAGGCTCTTTCCTGTTAAGTGAGGTGATTGTTTGAACATTGCAAATGTGACTTCACGTTTTGCCCTGCTTTCGGGACTTGACAACAGCGAAATCTACAAGTGGAAAACGCTTATTGATGATGCGTGTGAATATGTGAAATCAATTACGGTTAAGGAAAATCCCGACGAGAACGAAACAAGAAAGCTTGAAATGCTGAGTGCAGTTTATGCGCTTAAGCTCTACAGCCTGTGCAATGATGAAAACATAACCTCGTTTACTGCGGGCGACGTGCAAATCACGTCGCCCAAAAGCGGAGAGAACAAGGGTGAAAGGCTGTGGAAGGAATACTCGGAAAAATACAGCGAGCTTATTGATACAAAAGACTTTTTGTTCGGCAGGGTGATTTGATGAGCATAATTACGGCTGTCGGAGAAACAATAAAGAGATACGGCTGCAGTGTTACGATTGCAGAGGGTGAAAAGAAAGTAAAGACAAAGGCGTTTATTGAGCCTCTGCGCTACAAAAACAAGGTGTATGTCGGAGGTCAGTATCACTATCTGGGATTCAAGAGAAGTGATAAATATCTTTACATCGGCTCACCCGAACACGAGCTTTCGGAAAACACAACCGTAATAGAAATGAACTGTCAAAAATATATTGTTAAGAGATGCGAAACATATTATGCAGATGACCGCCCTGTCTATGTGTGGGCAATTTTACTGCCTTACGGCACAGCACTGGAGGATGATTATGAATCAGATTGAGAAACAGGTTGACCGAATTATTGCCGCTTTAAAGCTGAACGAGGAATTGAAATCGGTGAGGTTTGTAAGAGAGTACGGTCCGCACAATGTTGAAAATCCGATAAGCGGTCTGCTTGCGGTTGTGTCGGTTACGGATACCTCGCTTTCAAAAAGCTATATCGGGGGATATCTTTCTTCAACAATCAAGGGTGACAGCTATGCGGCTAAGGTCGAAATCAGAGTGTACGCTCCTGCAACGGAGAACGGCAGCGGTCTGTCGGAAATTGTAAGCGAACTGCTTACGGGCCTTAAAAAGGCTGACAGTCAGAAGATTATTGTTGAGTCGGACGCTTCTCCGATTGCATTTGACGCAGATATGAACGCAATTTACCGCACAGTGCATTTCGAAATGGAATTCTGCCTTTGCGAGGAGGGATAGCGTGGCTGATTTTGCATTTGAAAAGGGCGACGATATTACAATTAAGCTGAACGGTAAAATTATCGGCGGAGTTAAAAAGGCAACGTGCAATATTGAAAATACCTTTTACGATATTTCACAGTTTCTTACCGACGTGCCCGTTAAAAGAATAACGGGAAAAAGATACTATATTGAGCTTGTTATGAATAACGCAGGCAAGCTTGACTTTTTACAGGGGCAGAGCTTTGACCGCCTTGAAATTTTCAACACTAAAAAGATTGTCACCTACACCGACTGCTTTGTAACAGGCGTTACTGCAAATATAAGCGCAAAGAACGCAGTTGAATATACGGTAAAAATTACTGCACGTGAGAGGAGAGAAATATGACGGAAATTAATCAGGCTCTGCTTAATACTGCCGAAAAATACACGCAGGGCGTTGACGTTGAAAATATGAGCGAACTGCTTGAACAGGAGAGCAGAAGATACAGCACAAGGCTTGTTGAGGAAGAGGAGGCAAGACTAAGATGAAGCTTGTACCGATGAGATTCAAGGGAGTGCAGTGGCACCACAACCCAAAGGAGATTGTCTTTGAGTGCGACAAAAGCGTAAAGGAGCTTAGCTCTCCGAACGGCACTTCGTACATACAGAATATGGGCAGAAAAAACATGATAATCAGCGGAACGGGCGAGCTGTACGGAAACGACTGCCTTGAACAGTTTGACAGACTTCTTTCGCTTTTCAGACAGGGCGGACAAGGTGTGCTTGCAATACCGAAAATAACGCCTGTTTACGCTGTGTTTGAAAGCCTAAAAATCAAAGGTGAGCCAAAGCCCGACGTGCTCGAATACAGATTTGTATTCAGAGAGGTTATGGAGAAAAAACAGCAGGACAAGACAGAAAATTATACAGCCAAAGAGGGAGAATGTATGTGGGATATTTCCTATAAATTCAAAGTGCCGATTGATACGCTTGTAAGACTTAATCCGAGCGTAAAACGTCCCGATATTGTACTTGACGGAAGGGTGATAAGGCTGTGCTGAAATTCTTGATTACATACTCTGACAAAACAGAAAATTACCTTGACAATGTGCTGACGGTTATTCTTAACGCTGACGTTGAAGTGCCTGCCGATGATTTGACAATCACAATTCCGTATGATGAAAAAATAAGCGAAAACGCAGATTATATTACGGCATTTCTTGATGAAAAAACGGTTTTTAAAGGACAGATTGACGAGATTATCGGCATAAAAAGCACTGAAGGAGCAATTACGAAAATTACGGCTAGAAGTCCGTCTGCATTCCTGCTTGACAACGAGGCAGAGCCTCTGACGTACATTAATCCCTCGGCGGATTTTATTTTCAGCAGGCATTTAAAGCCGTTCGGTCTGACGGAATATAATGCAGACGACGTTCCGTTTTTCGGTACTCTTAAAATTGACAAGGGTATGACTCACTGGCAGGTTTTCAGAAATTTCTGCATTAATCGCTACGGTGCAGAGCCGAGAATTACGGGAGAGGGCAAGGCGTATTTTAAAGGCTTTGAAACCGGTGAAACGATACTTTTCGGCAAAAGCGGAGTTGAGTACACCTCAATTAGAGAAAGCAAAAGACGATTTAAGCTGATTTCTGAGGTCAGGCTCAAGCTTACCGAGTCGGGCACATACGGCGGAAACATAAAAAATGAAAATCCCGATTGTGACGGTATTGAGCGAGTGCGGTACGTAAACGCAACTGCGGACAAGACCACCATTCAGACGGCCGACAATATTATCAGAAAAAGCAACAGCGACAGCTATTCAATTGCACTTGAATGTGTCGGCTGTCTGATTGAAAGTATAGGCAGAAGTGCTGTTCTGGATGATGAAATGTTCGGCAGAATCGAAAATCTGACCGTAAGAAAAATAAGATATTCAGTCGGAACCGACGGTGAAAAAACTACGGTTACACTTGGAAAGGAGAGATTCTGATGTGGCTGATGAATTACATAACAAAAAATTCCCTTACTTCACCGAGTGCGGTGAAAGGAAATGTAAATAAAAATGACAAGGACGGCACTGCGGTTGTTTCTTCGGGCGAGCACAAAAGGCTTAAATCCTGCTTTCCCTACGGAATTATAAGCGTTCCGCCGACGGGTGAACGTGCAGTAGTACTTCCGCTTGACGACGGCGAAGTCGGACTCGGCGTGATTGCAAACAGCTCACAACTTCAGGAGGGCGAGCTTATGCTCTACTCAAAGGGCGGAGCGTCAATTGTCCTCAAAAACGACGGCAGGGTGCTTGTGAACGGACAGGAGCTTACAGTATGACGGACGTAAAAATCAAAGACGGTGACGCAGTTGTTGACAGCACGGGCAGATATGAAATGATTTCCGATAAGGACGCGCTTTTTCAGCGTGCTCAAATCTGTATCGGAGCAAGGCTCGGAGGATTTATTTACGACAGAGAAACAGGCTCGGACATAAGAAACATTGACGCAGAAAGCGACCTTGCAAAGGAAAATGCAGAGCTTATAATCAACGAGGCTCTTGCACAATTTGAAGATACAAAAGCAGTCGTTCTGGAGTACGGCGACATAATTAAGCTTACTGTTACAATAGGCGGCGAAAGCCGATATACGGAGGTGCATTTATACGGAAACATATAGCGAAATTTATCAGAGAATGAAAAGCAGATATGAGCAGGAGAGCGAAACTGAAATTGACGAAAAAAGCGATATTGCAATCAGACTTAAGGTGCTTGCAGGCGAAATTTATAACGCTCAGGTTAATTTTGAATGGCTGAAAACTCAGATGTTTGCCGACACGGCAAGCGATGAGTACCTTGATTACATTGCAAAACAGCGTGGACTTGAGCGCAAAAAGGCATTAAAGGCACAGGGAGAGATTATTTTCAGCATTTCGCAACCTGTTGACCACAATATTATTATTCCGCTCGGAACAGTTGTGGCTACCGACGACAGTTCCCCGATTAGATTCAGCACAACCGAGGAGGGAGAAATCACCGCAGGAAACACGCTTGTAAGCGTTTATGCCGAGGCGATAAATGCAGGACGAGCAGGAAATATAAAAAAAGATAAGGCTACTGTAGGAGTAAGCGTTCCGACGGAGATTGAAACGGTCAGAAATCCATATGCTTTTACAGGCGGTGAGAACGAAGAAACCGACAGCGAACTGCGTGAACGCATAAGAAGTACATTTATTAATCAGTCGAACGGAACGAACAAGGCGTATTACGAAAAACTTGCATTAACTGTTGAAGGCATTGCAAAAGCGTCGGCTGTTGCGAGGGTGAGAGGTTCGGGTACGGTAAACCTTTATGTTTGTTCAAGCGACGGAGATGCAGACAGCACTGCGATTGCAAAGCTTCAGTCAATTGTGAACAAGGAACGTGAGCTTAATGTCGACGTCAGGGTGTATAACGCAGTGGCAGTAAGCTATGACATTATAGTAACAATCACTGCCAAAAACGGCTATTCGGAAACCGAGGTTACAAATGCTTGCAAAACTGCATTTGAAAAATATATAAACTCAATCCCGATTGGCGGCAAGTTCTATCTTTCGGCACTGGGCAAGGCGCTGATAGAAACTGACTGCGTTGAAAACTATGAATACGATACGGGTATGCAGAACAAGACGCTTTCATCTTCACAGCGCTTTAAAGCAGGAACTGCGGAAATTACGGTGGTATAATGAGCAGTTACGATTCAATGAAAGAAAAGCTGAATTCTGTCGGAATTTACAGCATTGACGAAAACTCAAATATTTCAAAGGAGCTTACTGCCTGTGCCGAAGGACTTGACAGCCTTTTTGAAAATCTCGACGCTATGACAAAGGAGTATTTTATCGAAACGGCAGAAAATTACGGCATTGTGCGCAGAGAAAAATTCCTCGGTAAGGAGCGAGCGGAGTATTCAACCGAAAAACGAAGAGAAATGCTCGAATTGCAGGAGCAGTATATGGGCGGAAAATGTACTCCCGACGCTTTTTCAGATATTCTGAGGAGCTGCGGACTGACGGATTTTTCGTTTGTCGAGCAACCGACAAGCTTTAAGCTGACGGTCAACATAAACGATACGCTTTCGCAGGAGCAGAAAAAGATTGTAACAGAGAGGATAAACCTTGAATTTCCTCTGCATCTGACTATAGAAATCAATTTTTCGGAATAAAATTTACAAATAAAAACCGCAGGGTGCGTTAATCAGAGCACTCTGCGGTTTAAATTTTTGTTATATGGTTATTCGGCTACAAAAGTTCCGTTGTAGTCGTATTCATTTCCGTTACCGTAAAAGCTTAAATCAAGCCAGATTTTATCAACGTCATTCGGTACGGAATATTCAAAGATAATCTCTTTCTTTTCGTTCGGTTCAAGGACAATATAGTCGGAATAGATATCGTCGTTTTGAAGATTGTTCGACAGCCAGTAGAGCGAAGTGTTACTGTCGGCATCCGTTGCGTCGCAATATACATAGGTGAGCGTGATGTATTCATCAGTTGTGTTTTCAATCTCAAATACAAATTTTGTACGGCTGTTGCCTGTTTTGCCTTCTTCTGCCGACTTGTCTTTTTCAACTTTTGAAAGCGTGACCTTACAGTCGGGAAGTTCCTTTGTTTCGCCGATTTTGTGAGTTTCGACGTCTTCTATATATTCTGTATCGGGATAGTATTCGTCGTCAATGTAGTAGTCATCGTAATTATCCGAATTATCCCCGAACAAATCGGTGATGATTGACTGATTATATGTGCAGGCTGAATAAACGCTGATAACTGCGCCTGCCACAATGACAGCGGCAATAAGGCAAGTTATTACAATCGGAAGAGCCTTGCTTTTCTTTTTCGGTGCGTTGCTGTACTGAGGGGGAGCAGGATATGCAGGAGGAACAGGCATTCCGCCCTGCGGCATATTCGGAGCACCGCCCTGAAAATCATTCTGATACGAATTTGTATTGTTTATAGGCATTTGTGGTTGGTTGTATGTATTTGCATTATTTGCAGGCGCTTGAGGCTGATTGTATGGATTTGTATTGCCAAAGTCTGCATTAAAGTCAGCATTAAAGTCAGCATTATTCGGCTGATTTGTGTTATCGGGCTGAAAATGATTATTGCTCACGGGTGAGTTTTCATATGGATTAGGATTTGTATTCACCGGCTGTTCGGGCAGTTTTGTGCCGCACATTGCGCAGTATTTGTCGTCGCAGTTATAACCGCAGTTGGGACATTTCAT